CGTGTTAAGTCGGCCGGTATCACGTTGACCATCCACCCCAGCAACAAACAGTTGTTGCCTAGATGTACTGAGCCAGTCACCGAAGAAGAAATCGCCCCTATTAGTATAGTGTTGCAGAGATGAATACAGCAGCCCAAAGTCGGCTGCGCTAGTAGCCCTCAGACGGGCCCTCAGGGATAATCCCAGTTTGGCCTTAGCCGATAGGCCGTCTTTCAGGCCATCCCATCCGGGAGTGCCATCCATATCCTTCAGCATGTTCCCCAATGGGGTACCTGTGAGTTTACCGAGCAGACGGAACTTGAAGCCCCCCGCAAACCTAGCGCGTACAGACCCCTCATCAGTTGAGTCAGTCAGGGATACTTCTATCTTATCTAAGTTTGTCGATCCGTCATGACTAATCCCGGCAAGCATGGCCCCTGATGAATGCAGGTACCCGGCATCTTGTAGATTGTTAAACAACACACCATGCTCCCCTGAGGGCCGGGCTTCTTTCCACGCATCTTCATCTTCCCTCTGGCCCAGTTCAAGGAAGGTAGTGAACGTAGTCTTCCTGCGGGCAAAGCCCTGATAAATGGCGTGCATGTTGACATCCACCACTGCCACCGTGGGGATCATACTTGGGGAGAACTTCTGGTAGGAGACTGTCACGCTGTTGACGTACCCGTCCACCATGAAGTTCTCCGAGAACACTGCCCTAATCGGGTTGGGCACCAAGAACGCAGAGTTTGCAGCATTCGCACTCATGATGTCCTTCTCCAAACCAAGCGAACGAGCCAGAGCCAGTAGATCATTCTCTGACTCCGTGACCGCAGTGTCTTCTATTTCTCCAGCCGCCACCAACTTTTCATAGCGAGTCCGAGCATACTTTACCGACTCTTCGGTGATTCGCTGACCTGTGATGCGGTCCAGCACCATGATGTCAGCGATGACACCTAGGCGCCCCGCCTTATCCTCGAAACTTAATTCATCTAGGGGTGTGTTGTCGCTCTCCAAACCTGTTGGGGGTACTTGCTCTGTCTGGTCGCTATACGGGTAGGTACCACGTGTCGCCCGAACCTCTGCCTCTCTGTTGAATAGCATCGTCCAAGTAAAGGACATATCCCCGATACCGGGCTGAAGCAACTGGCTGGGGGACTGGTTGATCCACAACTGGGTGTCTGTACGGGCAGACACTTGACGAGTCAACTGGTTAGGATTGAACTGGAACTGCAACTTGGCACCCAGAGGGTGCGTTAACGCCCCTTCTACGGTCAGTGGGGCCGTGTCATCGTTCGCGTACTCGAACACCTCAGTAAGCAACCGCAGGTACCCTCGTTGAATAAAGTTATCTAAGGGTGAGGGCGTAGGGTATACCTTAAAGGGAGGATTCTTGTGAGTGGCTATTCCCTCCCAGTCCGTGTCAACCATTATGATCTCCTCAAGGACCGCACAGCCTCGGCCGTTTCGATCATATGAATGACCCTCTGGGCCAGACGCTGGGCGTCCTCTGCATCGTTACCGCTGCCGTTCAGGTGGATGACCGGGGCGATGGTTATGAAAGCGCCTCCGCCTCCGCCTCCGTCGTCCCCTACACCACCGCTCATACGGGCCGCACTGGAGGATTCAATGGCCTTGATGGATGCGGAGATGCCCAAGTCCTTCGTCATACCATGTATATCGTCATAGGACACAGCGGTACGGGCGTTGGCGCGGCTACCCGTCTGCCCACCAGCCACTGTCTGGGACCAATGCGGGTGGGTCTGCTTATACTTTGCCATCGTCATGCCTGCGGGAGAAACGTGCCACGGCTCGTCCGAGGCTGTGCGTAGTCCAAACCTTGCAGCATTGGCCTTGATCCACGGATAGGCAGATCGTGGCCCAAGGTCTGCTGCCAGACCCACACCATGGAGGGAGCCACCGGGGGGTGCCACGTGGGCCCATGGCTTACCGGTAGCAGGATCGTTACCAGATTTGAGAGAATACCTCCGACCTTTATACACAGTCTTTCCATTGGGGTCCAACCGCATACGCTTAAAGAATATGTCACTCTGCTCCGCACCGTTACGGACGCCACTAGACAAAGTCAAATGGTGACCTTCGTCCTGTGCTGCTTGTGCCATAGCCCGTAGTTTGCTCTGGAACCCTGAGTCCATGCCGGGCTGGGTAATGTTCTCTGGCTCGGTATCTTCAGGGTCACCAATAGACCCAAGTATGGTGCCAAGGCCCATCAGCAGCGCTCCGGGGATAAGGGACGCTCCACCGCTCGCCGCCGTTCCCATCATCATGGCACCCCCGATTGTCGCCATGGTCCCACCTAAACGGGCAGCGCCACCGACAATGCGGGTCGATGGGGCGCCCGTCCAAGTGGTCTGTAAACCGATAAGACCAGATAGCCTATTCTCAATGCTTTCAAGGAGACCGACCATCTTTCGCGTGTTCCTCTCCAAGTCGGCGTAGTTGTCCACCTGCCTGCGGTAGAAGTTCTCGGCCCTATCCATTTCGGCCCTGCCCGTCTTCTCACGCTCCATAGCGTACTCATCGCGGCCCTCGATGCCCATAATTGCACGGTCGGACTCTTTGGACGGGTCGTACATGCCCTTCCCGCCCCTCTTCTTGTACTCGATGTTCTCCTGAGCGTACTGGAGGACCAAGTTCTGCATGTCCGTGGGCAGCCCGGTGCGGGAAAGGTTGGCCCTAGTCATGGACCCGGGCTGGAATGCCCCTTGCACCATGGCCTCATTCGTAAGTCCCATACGGGTAACCACGTTGCGAATAACGTCCATCGGGTCCCGGGCCTTACCACCGGGCCCGTACATGCCTGCTCCCAGCATCATGGTCATCAGGTTCGATGAGCCCGGCTGTGCCATAGCGGTGATCATCCTCGTAGCGTCCTCTGTGGAATACCCGAAGCCCGAGGCGACACGGATACCCTCCACACCAGCGGCCATTGACGAGGGGTTGATGCCCATCGTGGTCTGAAGGTTCATCATCGGGGCAATGCCCCCGGGTCCCAGCATCCTGCTCGTCAGGGGCTGGCGCCACTTTGACTGGTATTCCAGTTGTGTACCGCCGTACATCTGTCTCATGAGCAGGCCGGTTCTATCGGCCTCTAGGGTGTATTCGGCCCTACCCTTAATGTTCGCGGAACTAGCCCCTACTAGACCGGCGACTAACTCACTTGTCATCCTTATGGCCTCGGCGCCCGGATTCACATTACCGACGCCAGTAGCAGTCCTTAGGTAGTTACTCATCCGCTTACCACGGGTCAGCGGAGCGGTAGGAATTGAAACGCCGCCTGCGTCCGTGCTCTCTCCCGTGGACGAGACAATTTCCGTTGATGTCCCGACTCCGGCACCGCCAAAGCCCATCCCCCCGGCTACGGTATTGAACCGCTGCGCCGCCGACAGAGCAGCACCGACGTTCTTCGTGAAGTCTTTGACCTGATCGTTGAGTTTCTTAAACTCGGTGTTCAGTTTTCGGAGGCCCGAAGGGTCAACACTGAACCTCGTCTTGTGGGACTGGAAGGCACTCCTCGACGTGTCACCGAGGCTACCACCGATATTGAGGTCGTCAGAGCCGCCCTGTGGACTTGGCCGGGGGCCGGGGTTGTAAGCCATACCCTAGTCCCTCCTCCATTTAGCCATATTCCCCCAGAAGGAGCGTTGCCTAACCGACATCGTACGTATATCCCCTAGCGTAAAGCCTGTGTAGGTACTGGCAATCATGTCATAATCCCAGTACACCGTTGTTAGATTAACCGAATAAAAGGTAGGCCCAGTCCAAGACCATCGTGACCGTCTCGTCACAATGAGCGCACGGGGCTTCCACCTCCTCCAGCGTCGGACCGGGCTGGCTCTCAATGATGGCGCTGACGATGAGCCGCCGATCCGCTATGGACAGTCCTCGTGCCCACTGCTTCTTTACTACTTCTGTGCGATCATCATCCCACACAACACACTGAACGATGATCGCTGTATTCTGAACGGCCAGAGTGTCCCCGGACGCTGCTATTGCCCGTGCGTCCTTGCCCGTGGGGTAGCGCACCTGAACGACCCTGCCATCACGCAGCGTCACTGGCCGGTTATTTCGGAGGTCATCTACCGGCTGTCTCACCGGGAAGTCCGTGTCCAGATTGACCATAACGTCGCTCTTGCTGTCACATGACGGACAACTGATGACGAAGGTCCGTACGTTCCCGTACGTGGCCTTAATCACTCCTAAGAACAACAGGTCACGGTCCCCCACGAGCAGGTTGTCGAGCATAGACGAGTCCGCTAGTACTCGCTGGGTACCCACGGTCTCCACAGCACGGTTCAACAGCACGGAGGTGTACTCAGCATATGAGAAGTTCTCTTTAGTGCTGAGTCGTGCTAGTTCTTCCTCGTCCTCACCGGTCATCTCCCGAACAGTGGCGGTTGTCTGCCACTCTCCTGTGTCAGCGTCCACCACCCCCCTGAGGAGTTCGACCGTCGTTGGAGCGGCCTTACCCACCTCAGGAGGAGGGTCTTGTAGTGCGTCTTCTACTGCATTGGCCTGTGAAGCCAGTTCCAGACTCATGGATGTCTCCTTATTAGTTGTCTACTTTACTATTACCCTGACCTACTCCTCGGAAGTCACGTTATCCTGCGGGTAGCCGGGGTCGCCTTCCCATAGAATGACGAAGCCCTCGTGGTGCAACTGCAACTGCTGGATCAGCAGACCGTTGTCGCCAGCGTTGAGGTCGCTCACCGAATACGAGCCGGGCCAGCAGTTGTACAACTTGATAGCCAGACGTACAGGCAACTGCACTACGGAGTTGATACTGGGGTCCACGTCATACTTGTATGTACTATTGGCGGTGACCGGGTGATCGAACACACTCACCGTAATATCGCAGCGGTAGTCGGAACCGGCGAAGCCAGCATCATCGGCTTCCAACGGATTGGTGGGGCGGGTCGTTGCATTTCGGCTGGCGTTACCATGAGAACCGTTGGCAAGGAGCCCACCCTGCCATACGTGCAGGAACTGCTGCCACCTGAACAACTGGTCTTGGTCGGCAAACATGCCCCGTGCCAGAGACACCGGAGCGAAGTCCGACTGCCCTACCATCTTGTGCGGGTGGGTGTTCATCCCGCCTTCCCGGTAAGGGATGACCTCGTTGGTGACAGCGATACCGGACATCTGGGCAAAGCCCAGAGTGTGCAGGTCCGTCGCCAAGTTCTCCAACTCCGTGTCCCTTGCATCTATGTTCACGCGGAACTTGAAGTTCCTAAGTGGATCAGTCCTTAGTGTAATTGTCATGTGTAGTCCTCCTTAGAGGGTATCGGTGGCGTTAGAACCGCCAGTCCATTGGCTGACATTGATAACCACATACTCAGCCGGGTACTGGAGGGCCAGTCCCACTTCAACGTGGAGTTCGCCGTTGGCGATTGTGCTTGCAGAGTTGTTGGTAGCGTCGCAGATCACGTAGAACGCTTGTGCGGACGTGCCGCCCTTAAGGCCCCTTTGTGACCACAGGCCCCTGAGTTCCCGCTCAAGTACCGAAATGACCCGTGCCCGCAGGTTGACATCGTTAGGCTCAAACACAGCGAAGGCCGTGAGGGCCTTCATGCGGGCCTTCACGAAGTTAAGCGTGCGGCGGATCGGAATGTACTTATCCGGGGTGGTGCGGATAAGGGTCCTCGTGCCATTGACGATAGCCCCTGTGCCCGGTACCAGTCGGATCGGATTGATGTGGGCGTCGTACAGGGTGGCCTCGTTCGCTTCGGTGTAGTTCGTTACCAAACCGAAGACGTTGGCGAGGTTCAAACTAAGGCCAGCCGGGGCCTTGGCAACGGAGTGCATACGCTCTGCCTTACCGTAGATCGCCATGATCGCTCCGCCCAGAGGGGCGGTACGCAGAGCCGCTGGTCCGGTCTTGGTGGGGTCGTTCACGGTGGCGGAAGGGTAGTACACTGCCCCGTAGCCACTCTTGGTGTAGGCACTCGTAGCAGTAACGGCTGCCGCTGCCGTCAAGGCGGTGGGGTCAGGATCAATGACCACGAACCCGGTGCCCCTATTGGACGCATAGGCCAAGGCGAAGTTGACATCTGCCGCTGCCGAGCGTCCCGGCAGGTTGACCACGAGGTCCCCGGTCACCTGATCAAGGTAGTTGAGGGCCGCACTGTAGTCGGCCGCTACAACAGCCGTGCCGTTAGAACCTCCCACCAGCGTGGCCGTACCCGCAGTGGCCTTGGTGTCGGTGGCCTTAGTGGCCGTGGAC